CTAAAGCAGTTAAAAAAGAAAGACCAACTTCAGGAGATACTCCTGATTATATTGCTCTTCCTAGCAAAAAGAAAGGAAAAGCCATCTAGGTGATTTGATGAACTTTATGGAAATATTATGGAAAGAACATGGTATGACCATAGCGAAAGCAACGACCACTTTAGGTGAGATAATGGATTATGTCGGTAAACAAAAGTCTACATCTCTTGGTATGAGTAAAGTTGATTTAAGGGAAGCATTAACTAATTGGGGTAAAGAATATGATGAAAATGCAATGATATTTTGGACTGATAATGATATAAAGAAACCAGAAATGTTAATGGCAAGCCGCCCAAAAGATACAATTCCTCAAACGAGAAAAATACCAAAAATAAATAATAAATCATTTATGATAGATGCATTACTTCAAATAAAAACACCAAATAATACAGTAATTATAGACAAATTAGTTGATTTATTATCTAAAGAAAAAACAGGCAGACAGAAAATAATATCTGAAAGGGATAGAGATGATTATACTAAAACCGGTAAAAAGGGTGATGTTGAAATTAGAGAATATTCTGAACAAGAAAAAGCACTAGCCAGTTTATTAAATGATATAGAGAAAGGATATAATTATAAAAAGAATAATAAACTATTGAGAGAACTCATTGAAAATAAAGTTTTAAGCAGTAATTATTTATCAACTATTTCTAATGAGTTATTTAGTGAAAATAAAACTAAAAAGATACATCCTAGATTAATAGACAAATTAAAACAACCTAATATATTTAAAGCATTCATGGAATATCTAAAATCCAAAGGAAAAAATTTACCTAGAACTTCTACTATGCGTGGCGCACTTAAAGTATTATCAGGCAAGAAAGCCGGAGGAAAAAGAATTCTTGATGTTTTATTGAATAGACCAGAGGAATATAGATTTAATGAAGATATATATGATAATCACCTTACAACTATTAATTCATTCGTAAAGAAAAATATAGAAAATCTTGATAATACATTACAACCAATAAAGATTGATAATCAATGGAATTGGACAGATTTTTTGAGTGCAATAAGAGATAGATATAATTCTAATAGTAATTTGACTATAGAAGAATTTGAAGGAAAGGAAATAGTTAAATTAATAAAGGAAGTATTAGAGGATATAGAAGATTTAAAACGCGCTCAAAAGGCTAAAGTAAAATTAATAGAAATAGGTCAATCTAATGAAAAGAGTGGCACAATAAATAGTGATGATTATGATTCAACAATGGCAAGTATTGAAGTTCTAAAACAAACATATTATTTTAATAAACACATGGATGAAGCACAAAGAAAAACAGATGATAGTGCTCCTGGCAAATTAGAACAAATAAAGCCAAAGAAAACAAGTCCTGTGAATTTTCAACAACAACAAATTTATAATGCATATAAAGACTATAAGAAGGCTATTTGGAAGGAACGCCAAGAATTAAAAGGACTCAGAGAAGAACTTGAAGAAAATGATACAGAGTTAAGTCGAACTTATGATAAAGAACAATTAAAATTAAATCCAAATTACATATCTAATGCTAAGTTGAAGGAAAAGATGAAGAAGACTAAATCTAGAATTGATAGAATGAGTAGAAGCATAGATAGATTAGAAGAGGATTATCCCGATATAACATTTAAGGAGGAAGAAGAATGAGATGGACATATGAACTTAGAAAAGAGGATAGTGATATTTTTGATAAGGCTAACCCAAAACAAAAGAAAAAGTTGAAGAAGTTATTACAATCAACTCAACCAACTGAATATATGGGTCAAGACTTTACAAAGTTAGGTGACCTATTAGAAGAATTAAAAGGAATAGGTGTGAATAAATCATCTAAGAAAATGCAGAAAAAATTTGAAGCATTTGAAGAAACAAACTTAGATATGGTTGCGGCTGCATCTGAATTAAGAAAAGAATATGAGATTCTATATCGCCAATTACGAGGGATGGTATATCCAAAGAGTAAGGGCGACTTAGGAGATGAGAACAATGAGTGAAGAAGATAGTGAAATGATGCTACTCTTGAAAGAGTTAGTAAACAAGGTAAAACAGTTAGAACAGGCTGTTTATGATAAAGATAATCTTTTAATGAAATCTGGATATGTAGTAGTTAATTCTCCTACCCCTAGTGTTTCCGGTGGAGAAATTAATGTCGAAACCGATAAGATTGCAAAGATGGAATGGGAACAAATAAATGATATGGTTTCTAGAATAGAAGGTGGTTATTGATGGTAGAAAAAGTAACAAGAGAAGAAAGAATGGCGACATTAATGAAACAGGCAGCAGAAAAGGCAATAGAGATATTGAATGCTAATGATTTCAATGAAGATGATTTGTCTGGTGAAGATGTTAAGGTAAAGAAACCAAAGGCAGAAAAGGTTTCTGATGCTAAAGGCGGAGATGAACAAGCAGATAATAGAACAAGAGATGCTGTTGGTTCTGATGGTAACCAAGTAATGAAGGAAGAGCCCTATAATGTTAATAGGGAAGGAGTAGAAGCATTAGAAGGACATGGACAATGCGATTTTCCACGTTGTCCTAAAGAGCCTAAATGGACTTGTCTTTATCATGCTGGCGGTATGTGTGAGTATCATTACAGAGAACTATCAAATAAAGACAAGATGTTTAATACAACACATCGCTGGGTTCCAATTAAAAAGAAGTGATTAAAATGAATTGGGAAAAAATTATTAAAGAAAACCCAGTAGAAGCACAAGAAGTAGATGGAGTTTGGGGGACAATATCTACAATTGTAGAATGCGAATGGCA